GTGAAACCGGTGACAGTGGGGCCTTGTAATTGGACGTCTTCAAGCCAACAGTAGACCTTGCCATGAACAGCACCGCTGGTAACGTCACGCAAGTGTGCCAGAACAGTGATATTGAACTGGCCCCAATTAAAGTAATCACGGCCAAAAGACACGGTCTCGGCGTACTTGTCAATCATGGCCCAACCTTGGGGTAGGATACAAGGGATTCTTAACTCAGCTTCTTTGCCACTGGCTGCGTCGATCTCAACACAGGGGTCACCACTCGCTTCAAATTGGTCAGCAACGGCACGACCCAAAGGCCGGGTTGAGAGCAGGAGCTTACCAGCAACATAAGGTGAAGAGTTAATGACAACTTTAACAACAGCAACTCCACGCATGTAAGCATAATTGGCAAGTTTCATTTGTGCAGCTGGGTTGCCATTAAAATACATTTCTGGGACTTTCTTCTGCATTAGGATAGTCAAAGAACTGGCATCCCAATAAAACTCATGGCAGGCAAATGGCCTGGAGAAAATGTTAGGGTCATTGTGAACACCATTCTCCATGCCTGTAGCTCGCCAGTCTTCGAAGAGTCCATCACAGGCGTCTTGTGAATCTGAGGTGACGTCGGATATAAACTCTGTGAGGCCGGCTGTCTGAGATCCTTCGCCAGACTGGGGAGTGGCTTGTATAAAGCCTGAATTACAGTAGTGGAGAACGCGAGAGCGGATGGGACTCAAATCTTCCTTGGCGCGGACAATCTCTATGGCCTCACGCATAAAACGGAGACCAAAAACACTGAGGGCGGTCTCCATTTCAGACAACAACTCCTTAGCAACTGGGTAAGCACACCGGTCGTACATCTCAAGTTCGCCTATGAGAGCAATGACTTGTTCTGGAAAGTTGTCTAGGTACTTCTTAGACTCTGTAAAGCAAATGATCTTCTTAACTTTAGCCGGCTCCAAAAGGCCAACAATGCTGGGCCCTTCAGCTGTGGAGACAGTCGCAAAGCGGCGTGACAAAAAAGCATAGTCACTCCATGTTGCACCGTTAGGATTCCACAACTCGAAAAGCTTAATATCAGGGTCCTTGTCAGAACCAGTAACTACAAAACCCTGAGCGGCAAAGAGTTTCTTAAGCTGTACGAGGTCAATCAGGTGAGCGTACTTGCGTGGGATCGCAACAACACTATCATCTCCTAAGAAAACACGCTTGATGCTGGTGATGACTTCGGTGA